TTAAATGCCCAGCACACACCATTGATTTCATCCCAAAAATAGCCGTAACGTGAGCAGCAATCTTCGGTAGGTTCTACAGCATCTCCATCACCATTTACAAATTCTACTTCACCATTCGTTGTTACTGTGTCTGGAGTAGATGCGCAATCTTCAACAGGATCTAAGAATTTGATAAGCTTAACCTTTGTGCTTTCATTGTATCCTATTTTATAGTCGCTGATTTCAAGGATTCTCCAGTAACTATCTTCAATCCAAATCCTATCTGCAAAACTAAAAGTAAGTATATCCTTCAAATCAAGCGCAAAGAATGCTTCCATTATTCTACCTTCAGGAGAATACAACTCATTCATGTAATTGCGCCAATAACTATTGAATAGATTATTTATAGGGTTAGCTTGTATAGTCGCAAAATGTGGTGGCACTTCAGGCGCCCAGTTCAAATCGTTATCATTGATATTTGGATAAGTATTGCTGTAATGATTCAACACTGGAACAGCAGTAGTAGGTGTTGCGCTCGTTGTTACATCGTTATATAAATTTACATTTTCATCGTTAGCATAAAACAACGCACGTGGACCGGGTGCAACAAACTCCAAATCTTCATTATAAAAACAAGGTATCGGTGTACCTGTTCCGGGTATAAATGCAGCAGGTGTACTGCGTGTTACAAGTGTAATCTTTTGTTCACCTATAGCAAAATCGCTAGGCTCAGTTGATGGATTAATAGTGTAACCTTCCGCTTTAAAGTCACCATAGACACGCCCAGCATCACGATAAAGCTTGCTATATGCGTCTTCGCCTGATGTATATGTAAATTGAAATGTTGCCTTTTGAATATCTACTGTACTACTTACTACAATATCTTTTGAAATGTCAAGTTTTGATGTCCAATCAAGTACATCGCCTGTACCTAAATAATTATTTTGTGGCACGATAGCAATGCGATTAGGTACAACCCTACTAGGTACAATAGCGCAGTTATGCATCTTAATTACATCATTGACGAAATCAATTTGACGCATATCGGGTGCATTTAATCTGTAGTCTATGGTTTGACCAACTGTAACCGTAGCACTATTGATGCCTATAATCGAAGCCGTATTGCTGCCATTTCCTGCAACTATTTGTGTTACTATACTTGGATTGAAAGAAGCTACTGTAAAACCATCAGCTTCATAGTTGATAAATGTAAATTCAAAATATACGTAATCTCCCGGCTGTAAGGTTAATTCAATCGAAGTATTTAGTGTACCTGTTCCTGTTCCTGTAGCTGGATTGATAGTGTATGCAAATGTTGGCAGTGATAAATTAGTTACGTTAGCACCACTTATTAAATAATATCGTGGCTCTATTGCGGTGTATGCTACTAATGCGCCTGCGCCTGCTGTTTGAAATACTAGATTTATAAAAAATGTAAATTGCCCACCAGCTGCTGCTGTGTAATATCCTAAGACTGGATCAAATGAACTATTATTATCGAATACTTCAGTTAAATTAGTCATGGTTGGATTTCCTGTCCATGCACCATAAGGCACATTTACATTAGTTGGTGGATATGCTGCAAAGAAAAACTGATTGCTTCCGTTTTCATTTTGTAACTGTGCAGTATTGCAGAAAGGCATGTAGTAATCTTCAATGATATTTTCAAGTGAAGATGCTACAAGGTCAAATCCTGCTTCCGTTATGATATTGCGCAGAAGAAACCACCAACTAACCGATGGTGTGAGATCAGCAGGGAATATGGGTGTGCTTGCATTGCGTATCGGGCGTGAACCTGCGCTTCCATCATTTGACCACTTCTGCGCCCTGTCACATAGTGACCAAATTCTATCAGGCGTATGTGTGGTTACATTGGCATATGTTACTGCTTCATTCAAATCTGCCAGTGCAGCTATATCGCTTAGTTTCTTTTCGCCAATGGTGCGTACTAAATCAGGCGTTTCAGCATAAAAGGCAACTTCTACTTCGTTGATTTTGCCCATCTGCTTATAGACTTTGCGAACACGCAAATAACCGTTAGCTATTGGCAAGGTATCTACACGTATTTCAGAAGGCAACTTGTAGAAGAAATAGTTTAGGGCACCCTGCTCTACATTTTTATCGAACAATGCACCCAATGCCTTCTTATTGGTTTCGCTAAATGGCACACGAAATTCACGTGAGAATGCACCTTGCGCTGTGAAGTTTGACAAATCTTGAAACTTCCAGTTCTGCGATATGCTTTCATTTTCGAATAAATCTAAATAGTATTCGGTAGCTGTGTCAATTCGAAACGTTGCGCCAAGTGACCAATCAATTATAGGGGTATTGTTTGAATAGTAGATATTCCACAAGCCCGGAAAAACAGAGCCAAAATCAACCTGATTAATTAAACCACAATCGTATTCGTTCAATGCCGAATCGATAATGGTGATAGGCATTCCAATCAAATTATTGATGCCATCAAAATAGTTAACGCCTATTTTGTTTGAACTTGTCAATGTACTAGGTTCGATAACAACACCTTCTATAAGCTGTCCTGAACGGACTATTAATTGTACTTCTCCGTTCATATTATGTCCAGTATTCGTTAGCCATTCTTACTTTGAAAGATACGTTGTATTGCTTACCATCTCTCGTTTTACGTTCGATGTAATTTGTTTCATCTAAGTTGACAGGTAGCGCAATGTTGTTACCACCAAAGTCAGTAGTAAGCCAAACAACTTGATTGCTGACTAGAAGCGAACGCAAGAATAAAAACTCTCCTTCCTGAATGTAATCACTGGTAACAGTTAGCACCTGTTGCACTAAGTTTCTGCGCTCAAACAATCCCCTATCTTCTTTATCAAACACGCTGGTAGTACCATTAAATAATACTTTACGATATTTCTTACGCTCAATTTCATCAGTCATTTCGGACTTTTTTATGAAGTTGAAGTAATCCCAACCACCACGACTGTTTACCCATCCCAATCTTATCTTATCGTTTAAACAATCCTTTTGCCCATAAACTGCAGCGTTGTAAAATCTATATTTCATGCTTGATTGCGTTGTGCCAGTACGCAAGAACACTTCATAATAACGCCAATCAGGATTAGCCGTTTGATTTGGCTTGCAGTTAATACCTGCCCATGCATTCAAGTTACCCGGATATACTGGTAAAGCTTCTATATCATACGCATTTAAGTTAATTGTATCATTGACCTGTGTACCATTGGCTTTGTATAATACCATGCGCATGTTATCGACTAGGTTATTATACATATACGTGGCGTTACCCGGTATGCTCAACGTGCCATAATCATTTTCAAAAGAAGGTATCCAAACCACACCTGCATTAGTTGGATTGCCTGCACCCCATGTATTCGATAGATACCATGCATGCGTACTAATCAACCTATCACTCATGGCGTAATTTGCACTGAACTGCAAAACATATTTGATGCGATCAGTACCCACTTCAGGATTTGGCTTGTACCCATCATACACCTGATAGTAGCCATTGATAACAACTCGCCCGGTAGTAGTTACTTCACTGCCTTCGTTCTCTGTTAGAACACCTGCTACCAACCACCATTCAGTTATGGCTGCACTTAATAGATACTTACTTAAATCGTCAACTGTATCATTCGTATCAAAGTGATATGCCTGATTGCGTAGATCATCAACCAATGGCGCAATGTCAAAGTACATATTACCATCAGGCGCTGGTGCTAGGTAGAAGTTATAAGTCTTTGCATCTATTGTAATTGCAAGACCATAACGAAAGCCCGGTTGTGCCGTTTCATCGCTGTTTGCAATCAGCATAATCTTTTGACCACGCACCACCCAGTTGAATGGCTCATCTATAATTGTTAATGCCATTTATCTTTTGTTTAATAGTAATCTGTTTTCAATATCTTTTACGTAAGCATTCATCAGCTTATCTTTATAATCATCCCATGTATCATCGATTGCTTCTCCGTAGTAGTTAATACCCTGAATACCTTTTTCGCCAATACTTTTTGCAATAGCAATAGCAGCACTTTTAATTGCGCTCTCTGTGGACTTGATAAATTCACCTTGCCGATTCCGAAGCTTTAATGGCTTCATGCGTATCCAGTTCATGATGTCTTTATAAGGTGGGCGTTTAGTTGGTTGCCCCGGATACGGCTTGCGCCCGAACTCTATCACATCGGCATACTTACCTGCTTCGTCATTATCTACGGTAAAATCAATAGTCGGTTTACCATAACGCACACGTATTTTATAGGTTAATGAATTAAGCAATTTACCAGACGATACCCGGTTAACGGTCTTACCACGCACCCTGCGTTTGATGCGCAGATTTGATTGCGCACGCTCTACAACAGTTGCCGCATATTCGTTTAGTATTTGGTCGAATTCACTTGCCATTATACTAATGTCAAATTAAGCTGTGATGCTGCAATGACATATGCTTCTGTATTCGAATCAGTGGTTGCAC